GTAGGGGATAAAAGTCTTATTACTAACACAAAAGTAGAAGACTGGAGATCTGTAAGTAAAGAAGCTGTAGTTGTTTCAGTTCCTTTAGCTGTAAAGACAGATATAAAACCAGGTGATAAAGTTGTGGTTCACCACAATATATTCAGAAGATGGTACGATGTCAGAGGCGTAGAAAAGAATAGCGCTACGTTTTTTAAAGACAATATGTACTTCGCAGACGCAAGTCAAATATATATGTACCAAAAAGATAATGAATGGTGCACTAATATGGAATACTGCTTCGTTTCACCGGTTATAGAAACAGACGTTTTAAAGCATCAAAAAGAAAAAGAACTAATTGGTATACTAAAGTATGGTAATAAGTCTTTAAAAGCACTCGGAATCAACCCTGGTGACTTAATAGGGTTCACGCCTAACTCAGAGTTTGAGTTTGTTTTTGATAGCCAACGTTTATATTGTATGAAATCTAATGATATTGTAATTAAATATGGAAATAAAGGAAACGAAGAAGAATATCATCCTAGCTGGGCAAATAGCCGTTAACGAGCTAATCAAGGTGGCTAAAGAAGCTATTGTTGATTCAGGAGAAGATATTACAGCGGATAGATTAAAGAACGCTGCCGCTACTAAAAAGTTAGCTATATTCGATGCTTTTGAGATTTTACAAAGAATTCAAGAGGAAGAGGATAAGTTAAACGATAAGCCTAAAGAAGAAAAAGAAGAAAAAGCTTTTAAGGGGTTTGCAGAACGTAGATCTAAATAAGATGTATAAGCAAACTTTGTATAGCATAGAGGAAGATTATATCAAGCCTCAAATAATAAAGCGAATGAATCGCTACAATAAGTGGAAGTATGGTTACAACGCCGAACATGACGTCATTGTCATCAGTAAGACCGGTAAGATTGGGGAAATATATAACATTCAAAATCTTAAGATCGCTTTGCCAGCAGAGCCAAAAGAAGTATACAAACGTTCTAGCAAGAAAGAAGAGCAGTATTGGGAGGCTTCAGAATATCCAAAGGAATTAACCAAGATAAAAAGTGTATTTGATTGGGAGCAATATCCGTTGGACTTTAAAGAAAAGTGGTTTGATTATATAGATCAAGAGTTCACGTACAGGGATGACGGTTTTTGGTATTACAGCAACGGTAAACCTACATACATATCAGGTACACATTATATGTACTTGCAATGGACAAAGATAGATGTTGGACAACCAGACTTTAGAGAGTCTAATAGACTATTCTTTTTGTTTTGGGAAGCTTGTAAAGCAGATTTTAGATGTTACGGTATGTGTTATCTTAAGAACAGACGTTCTGGATTTTCATTTATGTCGTCAGCAGAGACTGTTAACCAAGCAACTGCTTCAAGTGATTCAAGATTTGGTATACTATCTAAAACTGGTAGTGATGCAAAGAAAATGTTTACAGATAAGGTTGTACCTATATCTATTAACTATCCTTTCTTTTTCAAACCAATACAAGACGGTATGGATCGTCCTAAAACTGAATTAGCATATAGAGTACCTGCTAGTAAGTTAACGAGAAAGAAGCTAGGTTCTAAGGATCAGTTAGAGGATATAGTTGGATTAGATACTACGATTGACTGGAAAAACACAGGAGATAACTCTTATGATGGTGAAAAGCTAAGATTGTTAGTTCATGATGAGAGTGGTAAATGGGAAAGACCAGATAATATATTAAATAACTGGCGTGTTACAAAAACATGTTTACGTTTAGGTCGTAAGGTTATTGGTAAATGTATGATGGGTTCAACATCAAACGCATTAGAAAAAGGTGGTAACAACTTTAAGAAATTATATGAGTCATCAGATGTCACAAAAAGAAACCGTAATGGCCAAACTAGCTCGGGATTATATTCTTTGTTCATTCCTATGGAATGGAACTACGAAGGATTCATTGATGCTTTTGGATTACCTGTCTTTGACACGCCAGAAGAGCCTGTTAAAGGAATCGATGGAGAACCAATAGATTACGGCGTAATAGAACATTGGGAAAATGAAGTAGAGGGTTTAAAAAACGATCAGGACGGTTTAAACGAATACTATCGTCAATTCCCTAGAACAACTAAGCATGCGTTTAGAGATGAGGCTAAGGAGTCTATATTCAATCTAACGAAGATATACGAGCAAATAGATTACAACGAAGACTTAAAAAACACAGCTGCAGTTACAACTGGTAGCTTTGGTTGGGAGAACGGAATGAAAGACACTAGGGTAATGTTTTATCCTAATAAAGACGGTAGATTTAGAATATCGTGGGTTCCTCCGAATAATCTTCAAAACCAGGTGATTATAAAGAATGGAACGAAGTTTCCAGCAAATGAGCACATGGGGGCGTTTGGATGTGATAGTTATGATATATCCGGTACTGTAGATAAAAGAGGTTCTAACGGTGCATTACATGGATTAACAAAGTTTAGTATGGAGAATGCTCCACCTAATTGTTTTTTCCTAGAGTATATAGCTAGACCTCAAACAGCTGAAATGTTTTTCGAAGACGTATTAATGGCATGTGTATTTTATGGTATGCCGTTATTAGCAGAGAATAACAAGCCTAGATTGCTTTATCATTTTAAAAGAAGAGGTTACAGAGGCTACAGTATGAATAGGCCGGATAGGTTTTGGAATAAGTTATCTGTAACAGAAAAAGAAATTGGTGGAATACCAAACTCGAGTGAAGATATAAAACAAGCTCACGCAGCAGCTATCGAATCATATATAGAGACTCACGTCGGGTTTTTAGGAGAAGGTTATGGTAATATGTACATGCAGCGAACTCTAGAAGACTGGGCTAAGTTTAATATAAACAATAGAACCAAACACGATGCCTCGATTAGTTCGGGATTAGCTATAATGGCATGTAACAAAAACAGATACACACCCGCAGCTAAAAAAGAACATAAGAGCATGAATTTAGGTATAAAGAAATATGACAACACTGGATCGTCATCAAAAATAATTAAATAAATGAAAATACAGACTAACACTAATAGTTCATTTCCTAGTCAAACAGTAAGCGACGAAGAGAAAGCAAGTCTAAATTACGGTGTGCAAGTAGGTAGAGCTATCGAGCAAGAATGGTTTCAAAAAGGCGGTTCCGGAAATAGATATGCTACAGGCTACAATAACTTTCACCAGTTGAGATTATACGCTAGAGGTGAACAGAGTGTTCAGAAGTATAAAAACGAATTATCTATAAACGGTGATTTATCTTATTTGAATTTAGATTGGACGCCAGTACCTATTATTTCTAAGTTCGTAGATATAGTGGCAAACGGTTTATCTAACAAGTCTTACGACATAACTGCGGTTGCTCAAGATCCTTTTTCAGTAAAGAGGAGAACAGATTACGCTGCAGCTATAGAAAAAGATATGAATACTAAGGAGTTACTTGTAGGTTTTAAAGAAAAGCTAGGTAAAGATTTTTCACAAACACAAGATATAGACAACTTGCCGGAGACTAACGAAGAATTAGCTCTCCACATGCAAATGACTTACAAGCAAAACGTAGAAGTTGCTGAGGAAGAAGTTATAAGCACTGTACTGCGATTAAATAAATTTGACGAAACAAAAAGAAGGTTAGCGAATGACTTAACGGTTATAGGTATAGCTGCTACTAAAACTAGATTTGAAAAATCAAAAGGTATAGTTATAGATTACGTAGATCCTGCTTATATGGTTTATTCATATACAGAAGATCCTAACTTTAATGATTTATACTACGTAGGTGAACTTAAGTCTGTACATTTAGCAGATTTAAAAGCTCAATTCCCTCATTTATCTAACGAGGAAATGAAGGATATTGAAAAATCATCTGGTAATTCTAAATACGCTATAGGAGGCGGTAGGCACGGAGATGACACTGTTCAGGTAATGTACTTTGAGTACAAGACTTATATGAATCAAGTGTTTAAGATAAAAAGAACAGAACAGGGGTTAGAAAAAGCTTTACAAAAAACAGATATATTCGATCCTCCTGCAAACGATAACTTTGAAAGAGTATCTAGAACGATAGAGGTATTATATACCGGAGCTAAGGTAATAGGTACTGATAAAATGTTAGAATGGAAACTGGCTGAAAATATGACCAGACCCGCTGCAGATACTACTAAGGTAGAAATGAATTACTGTATTAGCGCTCCTAAAATGTATAAAGGGCGTATAGAGTCTACAGTAGGCAAGATAATAGGTTTTGCAGATATGATTCAGATTACTTCGTTAAAACTACAGCAAGTAATGTCTAGAATAGTACCGGATGGTGTATTCTTAGATATGGACGGATTATCAGAAGTGGACTTAGGTAATGGTACATCTTACAATCCAGCGGAAGCACTTAATATGTATTTCCAAACGGGTTCTATAGTAGGTAGATCGCTTAACCAAGAAGGAGGTATGAACTCAGGTAAAGTACCTATTCAAGAATTAGCAACATCGTCAGGTCAAGCTAAGATACAAAGTTTAATAGCTACGTATCAGTATTATCT